TGCTGGTGATCGAAGCCCACGCCGGCGTGACCGTTTGCAACCCGGCTGCAGTAAGACGCCCTTGGGCGTCCACCGTAAATGTGCCTACCGCGGTTGCCGAGCCGTAACTACCGGGGGTAACGGCCGTATTCCCCAAAGAGATTGTGCGGTTGGCCGACAAATCGCCGCCGCCCGTCAGGCCTGTGCCCGGAGAGATTGTGCGCGAGGCTGGCGCAAAATATGACTCCGGCTTGATGGCCGCCGAGTCGAGGCCGAGCGTCGAGCGACCGGAGGCGGCATCAGCAACGGCTACCAAAGTGCGTCCGTAGCCGGTGAACTCGGTCGTAGCGGCGGCGTCTTCCCCGGTGAAATACGGGAGCTTATCAGCACCGGTCGTGACACCAGCCAAAGCGCTTAACGTAGGGTCGAGCGATTGGGTTTCAGCGGCCAGTTCTTCAATCGCGCCCTGCACGTCCGTGGCCGCAAGACCCGTTGTTGGATTAAACGGGGTATTGGTCGCCGAAATGTCTAGGTTTTGTCGGGAGGCGGCAGCATCATCAACATCGGACAAATTGGCCGATGGCTGCATGACATTGCTGGCAGCGTAGGCCGTCCAGCGCAACTCAACATACACCGTGCGGGATGGCAGCGATGGATAGGCGTGGCCACCGGTCAATCCGGTCATGTTTTCAAAATCGCGCTCAACGGTCAGCGTATCAGCCGTGCGCGCCGTGACTTTGACCACCTCGACATATTCTTCGATACCCGAATCATCCTTTTCAAAGAGGGTGATCAGAAAGTAATCGCCGCTTGTTGGACTAGGGAACGCATTACCAGTGCCGGCAGCCAGCACCAGCGTGGTTGAACCACTAGCCAGTGAGCCAGATAGGTTGGAGGCGGCGTTATTCTTAAATAGTTGGCGGGACATTTATCAATACTCCTTAACGCGGAACCGAACTTCGTCTTGCTTCACTCGGCCATCGTCGGTGGTGACGGTAATTTCAACTTTGTAGGTCGTGCCAGATACGCCGCCAGAGACCCAAATCTTGACGCGCGTGTTGTTCTCAATCACCAGGGTCAGGTCCACTTCCATGCCGCCTGATGGGGTAACCGCGGCGACAGCCGAGGCAATCGCGTCGTTGTCTGGCAACCACGTGGCGTAGTCGATGTTGTAGTCGAGGACATCTGCGGGCTGTTTTTCAAAAGTAGCGATCAGTGCCATGTCAGACTCCGGATTCGTAAGATTCACCCGGCACAACGATCGTGCGTGATGCGCTAGGTACTTGAATGGTTCGCTCGCTGTTGGCCGGGCTGGAGGTGCGATCAGCGGCAACAGCCGTGGTGATTAGCTGTAGCAGCTGCGTGGCGGATACGCGAATCGCTGTACGGCATGTCGCAATACCATTCATCAGCAGTGCGGCGCTTGCTTTGGCCGATTGGATCAGCGTGGTCACGATGCGGCCGTTCAATCCCATGGGCTGGCTGGCCTCCGGGTGCACGTACCGCATAAACTTGGCGCTTTGCCCAAGCGCAAAATTCTGGGTCGCTGCGGCATAAGTCTTAATCCACTGATGAAGCGTCATGGATGAACTCAGGGTCATTGCCTGTGCGGCTTGCACATAGCGCTTGATCCGTTGCCGCGCCGTGGCCGCGTTCTGCAACATGAAGCTTTGCGCAGCATGGGCATACGTCATGTAGTACAGCTTGGTAACAACCGCCGCATCTAAAACCAATGTCTGCGCAGCCGCAAAAATCCGGATTGCCAATGCGCGGGATGTATGCGCCAGCGTCATCGATTGGTTTGCCCGCATGCCTCGGATGGCCACCGCCGCCGCCGCCACATTGAGAACAAAGTTCTGAATGGCAGCGGCATACGACAACGGGGATTCGCTACCCGCGCCAATGACCCGAGAATTCAGCGGGTAGCGATTCATTACTCAAATGCCAGCGTCAGATCGTTGGCATTAACGGCAAGAACGTCATCGATATTCAGTAGTTTGGGCTGTGTCCATGCGCCCGATGCCAGCAGGTTGCCGGATGTTGTAGCGTCATATAAGCCCCAGTGCGTCACCGTGACAGCCGACCCGGATACGGCGTTGTAAACAACTTGGTTTGAGTTGGCTGTCGAAACGGCCGTGCCAGTTGGGGCTGCCCAGCTATTGACTGATTGACGGCCGTACCACGAGCCCGTGACTTCATTGGCCGTGATGTTATTGTCCGTCGGGTCTGCCACGAACAGCGCCAGATAAATCCCGTTGGGGGCGGCGTAGTTTTGACCACGGAAAACGTGGTTAATGAGGGCTTGCGCCAAGTGCGTAGAGAATCCAGCCATGATTTGCTCCTTGATAAATAAAATGCGTTAAACGTTGGGGTTTGCGGGGGCGGTGGTATTGGGGTTGACGACGATTTCCGCTTGGGTTTTGCCGGTCAGCGCGCCGACATAGGCGGCTTGATGCGCTGCTGCGCGTCCGGCATTGGCGGCGTATTCGGCGTCCTTGCTGTAGGCGCGATACAAGATGTAATCGACTAGGACGTTCTGATAGATGTCGTCGAGCGTGATCGCGCCTTGAATCGTTGCGGCCGGCGGCACGGCTGAGTAAATCTCTTCGACATAGCCTTGATCGGCAGCTGGCTGTGGCGGATACACGTAGTAGTGCTTAGGGTCTAGCGGCGTATACGTGTAATGGCGCACTTCCTTGTTGGCCGGCGCGGCATGCCAGTTTGGGGACTGCGCATCCAAAATCTCGCGCGAGGCAATACGCACGGCGCGCCCAGGTGCGGTGCCGCCGTTTCCCATATTGCGTGGCACGTCCATTAACTGGATGGCATTGGCCGGTAGCGTCTGCTTCGTTCCGGCGTCTAGCTTGCGCACACCATTCACAACGTAGGCATTGGGCTTGAGGATCAGCACTTCTCGCTGCCCGTCGTTTAACCAGCCCAATAGCTCGGTTTCCGATGGCCAGCGGATACCGGTCGTATCTTGCAGAATGATCTGTACTTTTTCGATGACAACCGTGGATAGAATCGTGCCCATGACGTGTCCTTAGTGTTGTGATTTCGAGCGCTGCGGGGCAATGCCCAGGGCTGAAACAGCGTTATTTCTGGCGTTTGCCATAGCGGCTTCGAACTTGGTTCGGCGATCCAGTCCAGCGGCAGCATCTGACCAGCCCTTGTTGGGCATCAACATCAGGCGCGATACCGCCCCATCAACCAGTGCGTAGATGTATTGGTTGTAGATCCATGAAGGCAAACTGGTCGCCTTCTGGCTTGGCTGCAAAGCCAGCGTGATCGTTAAGGCGTTGGTGATTTGGCTGTCTGGCAGTGGTGCCAAAATCAGCGTTTCGGTATCAATCTGTGTGAAATACTTAATCGTGCCGGCGACCGTTTTCCAGCGCGGCAATTCACGGTTAAGCCATGGCACATCGCGCGCATTAAGTGGTCGGCCATCAAGCTCCACGGCCAACACTGCCGATACATCGGTGCCGGTCTCGGGTTCTAGGTCATAGGTATTGACACCGGGTAATACCGTGACCGGATCTTGAAACGACTTCCAAATCCACGAGCCCGCACAAAACTCGATGACCGTGCGCTTAATGGCGTTTTCAGTAACGGGGTCAGACGGATCTGCAGCAAGATGCGGCAGCACATCTTGAACAAGATCGGTGTATTGAATCTGAGCCACGGCGCGCTCCAGTGAATGACTGGAGCGAGTATCGCCGTGGCCTAGCTATTCGATTATTCGGCTTTGCCGATGCTCACATCGAGAGACTCGGCCCATTCTTCGATCTGATCGATCATGGCCTTTTTCGACAGCTTGGTATCAAGCTCCTTGCCCCAGCGATCTTTAGCCAGCGCCGTGAGTTCAGCCTTGCTCATCTTCTCGATCGGTTGCTTCAGGCCTTCCGGATCGACGGTGACGAGATTGCCCTCTTCGTTGGTGCCCGTGATGGCTTCTGGCGTTTCGACCAATGCGCGGTCTTGATCGTTGGTCAGCGCCCACTGATCCGGGAACTTGATCAACAGCTTGGCCTGGGCGTCAGTGACTTCCTGAACATCCCCCTTGCCTGCCCAGCTCTTGCCGGAGCGCGCCACATTGTCATAAGCGTGCGGCTTGTTGCCGACGTAAATCACTTCGATGAGTTTTGCCATGATTGGCTCCTTTTCAAAATGCACAAAGACGCTCGCCCAGCACGGCCGAGTAATCGTCCATGATGGTGAGTTGACGGGTTAACCGGCCGCGTTCTTGGGTGTCGAGCGCTTCAAATGCGGCTGACTGAATGAAGGTAATCAGTTTGCTGCGTTTCTTATCAAGCTCAGCCTTCTCCGCGGCAATCCTGACTTGATAGGCATGCTGCATCGTTTCTGTATTGGGAATTTCAGTGTATGCCGCTTCAAACTGTGCCTTGGGCGACCAGCTGATGTAACCCTCATAACCGGGCACGTTGGGTTTGCCACCATCCAGATACTCGACCAGATAGCCATCGTCCAGTGGGTTTTCGTCAGCAGGCACTTGCCAGCCGCGCACACCGTTGTAATAGGCGCGTGTCATGGGTGTGGCGCGAATGATCTTGGTGCCGATATAGGTATTCATCATGTGCGCTCTCGGATCGTTGCGATTTCACGCGCCATGCTTCTTGCTTCAGACTCAAACCGAAACAGCCGGTGCAGCTCTTTGGCGGCGCGATTCATTGCGTCGCGTTGCACTTCTTCACTCCACCCTTTGGGGTTTAGAAGAATATGTAGTAAAGCATCGTTATCATTCATCAACATAATGAATCCTTGTTGGTCTCACAAATAAAAAAAGGAACCGCCCGGAGGCAGTTCCTTTTCCGTTCATTGACACGAGGTCAATTACAGGCCTTTGAACTCAAAGGTCAGCACGGTATCAAGCTTGCCGGTAGCTGCGCCGCCGCCAATCGTGGCAACCACGTAGGCGTCATAGGCCAGAACGACCGGGGCATGAGCGCCACGAGCGTTGCCAGCAGCAGTCGCCACATCGGTTGCCGCGAGGAATGCGGCATCGTTGCTGCCAGATTCGCCGTTGGCGTACTCGAAGCCGAGCTTCACGGTAACGCCCGTGCCAAGATCAGCAAACACCATATTGGTGTCATAGACCTTGGTGCCGGCAAACAGCTTGTTGAGGCGTACCTTATCGCCAACTTGAGCGGCCGCCAAAGTGACAGCGCCATGAGCGACGGCTAAGGGGCAATCACCGCTATACACGGTGGTTTGCAGGGTGGGTGCATTGATCACAGACATATCAGTTCTCCAAGAGAATTAAGAGGTAACGACAAGGGGAGTTGCCTCCCCTTGTGCATTACGAGCCGAGCAGCGTGCGGCCGGCAGCCGAAGCAGGATCAGGCGAGTAGCTATCGACCACGGCGCAGCCGAAGTCGGTATCCGCGCCGTCGATCTTGAAACGGATCTTTGACGAACCGGTCATCGAGGCGCAAACCGTCTCGATGCTGTTGCCGTGATCCACTTCCTTCTCCGACCAGTCGTAGAAGTAGTCCGAAGCCGACTTGCCGTAGGCCTTGGCCAGCGCCTGGGCACCTACGATGATGGCGCGATCCACCGGCTGAGCGGTTTGCACCGTCTCTTCGGTATACGTGCCGCCATCCGTGCCGCCTGTGTCGCGCACGACGTTGTCGCCAGCGTTGAAACGGATGGCGTAGCGCGACAGACGCTTGATCAGCACGCCGTTCCACATAATCGTTTCGTAGCTGTCAAACAGCGGGTGCTTAGTCTGGCCGCTGGCTTGCTTACGCTCAAAGGCGTACTGCATAGCCTGACGCCAGGTCGTTTGGCCGGTGCGCGACTGCAGATACAGCCACTGGCGCTCGGTCACGAACATCACCCACAGCGGATCGTTCCATGCCTTGTCGTCACCCTTGATCTTCACCGATTGCATGACGATCGGCGATTCGCGCAGCTGGGCGACGATACGATCGATGTCTTGCAGAGTCAGTGCGTCATTGGT